AGTAGGTTTTGAATCTCGTTCTTTGCGATACTCTGCATATTTAGCACGATCTTCTGGCTTACTCATGTCTAAATCCTGAATCTTGAAAGGTTTTACAGTCTTACCCTCGATGGACGACTGGCTTCCTGAACCAGCTTTTGACCCTTGACGGAAATGTGGGTTCGCATCTAGAAATTCTTTAACTCTTTCTTCAATTGTTAAAACGTTTCCTTTTTCGTTATAACGAATATTTTTATTATTATCAAGTATTTCAACTCGGTTATCGTCATTTAATTTAACTTCATCTTTAAGCAAAGAAACCACTTGCGATGGACTGATAGCTTGGTTTTGAGAAGCAACAGATAATAAACTGTTATCTACTTTTTCTGCTTTAAGAGCATTTTTGTATTTCAAAATTTCTGTATCTCTTTCAGATATTCTTTGTTGCATAAGTTTTTCAAGTTCTGCTTTTGATTTAGCTTCCTTAACTTCTTTTTCTTTTAAAGCATCTTGCTCTGCTTTCTTTGCATCGTCTAATGTTCTTTGATGTTTTTTTTGTTCGGCTTCCAGTCTTGATTTGATTATGTTATCAAGTTGTGATTGGTTAAAAGTTTGTTCTTTTGGTTTTTCTACTTCTACTTTGGGTTCTTCTTGTTTTGATGTTTCTATATCTTTTACTTCATTGACCATTTTTTACTCCTTTGTTAATATTTTAATGCTCCGTCCTCGCTAAACCATTCAGGATCAACAGGACTCCATTGATGACGACAATTATAACCACCACGAACAATTAATTGATCTCCTGATTTCTTTCCTGTCCAGTTTGCTCGTCCAAGTCTTTTGACTTCATCAATCGTAAAAAGTTTGTCTCTTCTGACTAAAGAGGCACAATGCCTCCTAGTCGTTGGAATAACATTACCATAGTATTTAAAATGCGTCAATTCAGCTTCAAATGCTTTATTAGCACTCAAGGTTGCATCGAATTCTCTAAGACTATCATTAAGAATTTGACCAGAATACTTTTTCATATTTTCCCCAGCTCTATCACTTGCAAATTTTGTTTGCAATGTTTGAACATTTGTATCTATGGTCTTTTTTAATACTTTTGCTTTTGTTGATTTTCTTTTTAGCTTTTTTAGTCTCACTTCATCTTTTTTAATTTTATCAACCAGCCTTTGTATTTTAATATCTTTTGCACTAGCATAAATCCCATTAATGGATTGTCTTAATTCTTGTTCCAAAACAGTAAATTCATTTCCCAACAAAACATTTTGATAAACTTTGCTTTGTAATGTTCTTGTAAATGTATTTGATACATCTTTGAATTGAGTAAAATATTGTTGTTTAAGATTTCTAATTAAAGCCAAATCGCCTTTTGTTAATTCTTGAAATTGTTTTGGGATTCTTCCAATCTTCTTAAAAGCTCTTTCAACTCTTTTAGCTTGTTTATTAAATCCCTCTCTTACAACTTTATCTGCCCACGGTAGATATTCTTTTTCTAAAATAGCTTTGATTTGAGGTTGTAAAACTAAACTGAATTTTGCATCTCGAAGTAGCTTTCCGTCTTCTGTCTTTAAAGTCTTACCAACCAGCGAAGTTATGTCTTGCTCAATCTTATCTAGCACTTTTATAAGTTGTTCGTAATATTGTGCTTCGGCTAGTTCGATTTGTCTAATTTTATATAATGTCGATTGTTCAATAATATCAGGCATAAAAGTTAAGAAGTAGGTTCTTCAATTACTTCTTCTTCTACTTCTTCTACTTCTTCCTTTGGAACTTCGTCTTGTGTAAATTCGCCTACTTCAGGTTTGGTATCTATTTCTTCAAATATAATATTTAATTTTTCATCATCATCTATCACTGCTCTTGCTATCTCTTTGTCTATTTCTTTTGTTAAAGTAGGAGATTTAACATTAATCGCTTTAGCTTGTTGATAGAACATAAGGTCAGAGGCATAATCTCTAATGTTAAAAGTGTCAGGATAATCTATTTCTCCATCAAATTGTCTATTTTGAAATAAAGCATATAATCTAAATAAATTTTCTTCTGCTATTTGTAGGTTGTCAGCTTTTTCTGATAGTCTTGCATTTAATAATTCAAATTCTGTTTGTAAAGCTATGCCACTGGATACTTGGGTCTTGGTTCCTCTCACTGCGTCCGTATGGGAGATTCTATGTATCGCTTCAACCTTTTTATTAATAGACTCCATAATCGCTTGTAAGTTTTGACCACTTGGTTGAAGTAAGTAAGGTTTTAAATTCGGCTCAATTTCTTCAGGCATTTCAATAATGGCACCAGCACCAGCACTAGCATTTACCGATGGAGTCTTTACTAAACTAGGATGGTTGGTTAATCTGATTAATTGTTCAATTTCTGAATATTCGTTATAAATAGATTTTTGTAGATCCGCTATATCTGATAGATCCGACTGGCCAATTCCTCTTTTGTGGGATTTTGAATTGTACAAGATAACTGCTGGTATCTTACCAATCAGATTATCGGCAGTATCCAGTAAAGTGGGTTCCGCACCTTGAAACGGAACATAAATGGTATCCACTTTATCTAGATACCAACATCTTAAATAAGTGCCACCAGTTCTATCCACTTCTTCTCGTACTTTGAGATAATCTAATGAATATTTTCCATTTATTTCTCTTTTGTAATTCCAATCTAAAACATTTTCAGGAGTTACAATAGATAAATACGGTCTTATATCTTGTTCAAGTTCTTCGGCTCTGGTGTTCGTTGTTATCTTGGGTTTGTCTAATACTAAAAAACATTGACCATAAATAGCTGAATAATTTTGAGCTTGTTTAATAACAGAGTTAAAATCATTACCATCTAAGTCAGCGTCTTTTAAAAAGTTTTCTAAACTAGGGTCATCTTGCATATCGCCAAAATCCCTAGAGGGTTTGACTCTAAATAAAAAAGATGAATAGGTTTGAATAATATTTTTACAATGATTGTCGCAAGGAGTGTTTGCAAGTCTTTGGCTAAACTCATTATCTAATTCAAGATTGTAACGATTGAGATATTGACCACTCATATAATCCCAACCACCATTGTAGGAACGAATATAGTATTCCCAGCTCGTTACGTTTTGTTTATAATCTGTATGAGTTTCTAACGCCTTATCTCGTGTGTATGCCATATTGCTTTTGCTTTATACTCCATCTTTGAGGTTTAAACGAGGCTGATTGAATAGTCAAAGGTTTTAAAAAATCCACGAGGTATCCAATAGCGTCATTCATGTGGTCAAAGCCACTCTCTTTGTCTGGAATATTTGTTCCAATTTTATAAATTTGTTGCTGTAATCCTTTTAACATTATTTTACACGATTTTGAAATAAAAATATCTCTTTCTCCGCTTGCCGACTTTAATCTGGCATTAACAACATTGACTCTATCTCTAATAGGAGTGTGCTTATGCCTGACTTTAACTTTAAACCCAGCATTTTGTAAAATACTTAAATCAGTTTTTCCGCCAGCACTTGTTTTCCTTTGACGACAAGCTGGGTCAGGATAAATAAAAATCGGCACTCTTGTTCCGTACCTATCTTTAATCTCTTGGCACATTTCCTCGGTATTACTTGAATAAATAACAATTTCATCTACAAAATAAAGTTTATCTCTCTTTGTAATTCTTTCTTGATGGATTTGAGCAACAGCACAACTCATAGGATCAACGTTAAAATCCATACCAATATGCAAAGGCTTTTTCCAATCTATTTGTTTATCAACCACATTATCAATAGTATGAAAATTATAATAGACTGCTCCAGCATAAGTTTCAAAAGAGGCTTCAAATTCCTGTCTAAATGTTCTAATATCTAAATCGTCTTTAGCTTGTTCTATTTCTTTTTTGGTAACTCGGCCTCCCTCTAGTGTAGTAAATTGAAAACTTTCCCATTCCTTATCTTGACGACCTTTAGCAAATAATCGGTAAGACCAATTACCATACCCTCTGGGAGAGCCAGTAAATAAAACATTTCCTAAAGTATCAGCAATAGAGGCTCTTAATACTTCCGTCCAAGCCAATTCAGGTATATCAGCAAATTCATCTAATACTAAAAAATTAATTCCTGTGCCTCTTAAATAGTCAAAATTTTCACATCCTTTCAAACTAATAATGGAATTACTTTTTCTTATTCTAATGGTTAGGTTTGTTTCATTAACATCATCTATCCAACGAAAATCTGACAAGGCTTTTTTTAAAGGCAGCCAGCAAATTTCCCTCGCCATCTTAAAGGTTGGTGCACAATACCATATTGTTTGATTGGGGATTGCCGCCATCTTCATTATTTCAGCAATACATAAATAGGTCTTTCCAAATCTACGCCCTGATACTAATACTCTAAATCTCTTTTTCGAGTTGCTTACTTGATGTTGGGGTTTTGTTAGAGTTATCTTCATTGCACCAATACTTTACAACAAATTTATTCTTATCCCAAGTTTGTCGGTCAGTTTGTACTAGCTCTATAACTTTTTTTGCACCTTTTTCCACACATTGCGACCAACCATCTATGGGTTTTCCATCGGTCATGGGAGGATAGCATTGTTGAGTTAATAAACTACATATTTGAAAGAGAAGAACGTATTTCATAATATCTGATTATCCAATGTTGTCCTGTCGAGTTAATAAGAACAAACAAAAGAATAAAAAGATGATGAAGTACCTAATCCATCGTTCTAATCTCTCCACTCTTTGTCTTATCTTTC